GCCCGCGAAGATGAGCGCCGCCGACATCAAGGCCGCTTACCTCGCCCTCCCTGCTGGTCAGGCCCGCATCGCGTTCTTCAACGCGCACAAGGCCGCTCTCCTTTCCCTCTAACCCTCACCCAATAACATACTACTATGGCTACTGTCCTCCCTACCGCCCCGGCTATCCTGTCTGACTACATCGTCCAGACGGTCGCTGGTAAGCTCCCCATCCTCAACAACGTCTCCGTCAACCTCTCGGCCTCCGTCGGCCGCGCGGGCAAGACCGTCTTCGTCCCGATCATGGGCGCCGGCGAAGCTTCGGAGTTCAACAAGGCCACCAACAACCTGTCCGACGTGGACGGCGCGACGATGACCTCCTCGAGCGTCACCCTCAAGCACTTCAAGTACGTCGATGAGTTCTCGCCCCTGGACATCCAGGAGTACGGCATGCAGTACCTCATCAACGCCTACGCGAAGACCGCCGCTCAGGCCATCGTCGACAAGACCTGGGCTGAAATCGGTTCCGTCTTCACCGAGGCCAACTACGCCACCGAACAGGTCGTCACCGTCGCCAACTTCGGCTACGACGACGTGACCAACGCCCAGTTCCTCCTCGACGGCGCCAAGGCCGGCGAACCCCGCTCCTTCCTCGTGGGCAACGGCTACCTCAAGAGCCTCCGCGACGACGCCAAGATCTACGGCTCGCTTAACCCGGCCGCCAACGCTGTCGTGACCACCGGCTCCATCGGCCAGGTCGCCGGCATGGACATCTACCAGTGGAACCAGATCCCGGCCAACGGCGAAAACCTCGCCGGCGTGGCGATGGGCCCGGATTCCCTGCTCGTCGCGACGGGCGTGCCGATGGCCGAAATCGCTGGCTTCACCTCCAGCATCGCCAGCGCCGAGTCTGGTCTCTCCGTCCAGGTTCTCGTCGGTCAGGCCGAGACGGGCAACATCCGCTGCATCGCCCAGATCCTGGTCGGCGCCGCGAAGGGTCGCTCCACCTCCCTCGTCCGTTACGTCACCGCCTAATAGCGGCCGACACGGCAAAGCAAGGCCCCCGGAAACGGGGGTCTTTTTTTGTGCCCTTTGCCAATGCTCGCAGGGTTATGAGTTTGTACGCCGAGTTCCTCCCCGACGCGAAGGAGATGGTCGCCGACTTCGGCGTGGCCGGTTCGGCCAACGCGGGAGCGATTACATTCAAGTGTCTCATCTCCGACCCCGCCGTGCAGACCGTGCTCGAAGCAGGGGGGTATATGGAGCGAACCCAGTACAACGTCCGTCTCCCTGCCGCAACGGCCTCCTGGAGCCAGCCAGACGGGTCTACGGGGGCATCTACGGCCATCATCGTAGGCGGCGTCCCCATCGCCTCCCTCGCCCAGGGCAAGAAGATCGTGGCCGGCGGGAAGACCGTCCGCATCACGACCCAGACCTACAAGCCCGGGTCGGCGTGGGTGACCCTCGTCGTCATCGACGACAACCAGTAATGCCGGCCAAGGTTTCCATCGAGCCGAAGTCCCTCGCGGAGTTCGTGGAGGCCTGCCGCCAGTTCGCAGCTGGAATGAAGATCACCATGCGCGACGCCGTGCTCGAGCAGGGCATGCTTGCCTGTCAGGACGCGGCCAAGTTCACCCCTCCCCTTCCCCGCGGCGGGGGCAACGGCCTGAGCCCTGGCGCAAAGAAGGCTGGCTTGAGGGCGGTCGCGGGCGACATCTCCAAAATCTTCGTGGCCGCAAACGACTCCTCGGAGAGGGGTGTCGCTGGAAACATCGTCAATCAAATGGCCTTCGCCGTGAAGACGGGCGACTTCGGCATGTTCACCCGCCTGACCGACGGCGGCAAACTCTCCGGCATGCTCGGCCAGCGCAGTATCCTCTCGAAGATCGCGGCCGACGCGGACAAGCAGCGGGCCTTTGCCAAGGCCAAGAACTTCCTAAACCGTGCCAACCCCGTGAAGAGCGAATACGGAACGCCCGGATTTGTGCGCGATCTTCGGCCAATCCATGACCAGGTCAAAAGCCGCTTCGGCGGACGCATCAAGAAAGGCCAGAAAGCCGTCTCCTCAAAGTTACTCGTGCAAGATAAGAACGAGCTGAAGGAGTATATTGAAGCCCGTCAGAAGATGGTCGGAGCCGTCAAGTCCGGCTGGGCGAAAGGTATGGCAAGTCTTCCTCGACCGAAGGACATGAACGGCCAGCAGGGCGAACCAGGCGCCGAGCTGCGCAAGGCAACTTGGATTACCTCGCATTCTGGCGTGGCCGGCAGTAGTGTGACCGCCTTCACCGACAAGATTGCAGAAATCGCCGTGACGAACACCCTAGGCAATATCACCGGCATCGCCGACGAGGCTGGAGTCCTAGGCCTGGTCTACGGCAACCGCGTGAAGCAGATGCCCGCCATGATGCGTTACCGCATGCGCAAACCTGTCGCCAAGTTTAACAAGAAATAACCATGTCCAACTCCATCCGCCACGTCGTCGAGTCCGTCCTCGCGACCTACCTCTCGACGCAGACCGGCCTCGCCGGCGTGCAGATCTTGACGGGCGACAGCAACGTCACGCAGACCCTGCCGAAGGCCGTCGTCCTCTGCGACTCCGCCCGGGCTCCTGGCGACCTCCCTGAAGGCCTAGGAAACTACGAATGCTCCGTCCGCGTGACGCTGTTCTCGAACGCCGACGACACCACGCTGTCCGTCCACCGCGAGCGCTGCGCCGCCTTGTCGGATTGCATGAAGAGCCTCGACCTCATCCAAGCGGCCTTCGCGGCCACGAACGGCGCGGCCATCTGCTACGACGTGACCTACCGCTCCGAAGACGAGGGCATCGACGAGCGCTCCTGGGCGACCTCCTTCGCCTTCGACGTGCTCACTTGCCTCGACCCCGAGTAGGTTGCCAATTAAAGCAGGAGTAAGATGAGCGTTACGAACAAAGGCGCAGTTTGCCTCTACGGAATCGGGCCCGGCCAAGAGGCCTCGCTTTTCGTGCAGTCCTACACCGTCACCTCTGGTTTCAACAACTCGGCCACCGTCGTCAACGAAGAGGGCGAAACCGTCACCGCCCGTTACGACGACATCCGCACCGAGATCATGATCGAGGGCGTGGCCAAGACCACCGCCATCCCGCAGCTCGGCGCCACCCTGACCTTCACGGTCAAGACCGCGTCCGCCTATCCTGGCGGCACGGCTTCCGTCTCGGCCAAGGGCACGATCATCAAGGTCGACGACCGCGGCTCGTCGAAGGGTTTCGTCAGCGTCTCCGTGACGGCTGAGGCCTTCGAGTACATCAGCTACTAATTGACACCCCCGAAAGGGGCGTAGGCTAGAGGAAGTGGATAGACGCTTCCTGAATGCCCACATCGACCCGGCGCCTTTTCGGTTGCTGGGTCGAACTCTTTACCCGTGGTGCCTCAAGTACCGCGTGCGCCTGCATGCTTTCGACTCCCCGATGGTCATGCCAGGTAAGGAAGTGACGCCGGCAGACTTGCTCTTCGCCTGCCAAGTATGCGCCGAGGAGCCCCTTGGAGGGGTAGGCATCATCGACCGCCTGCGTCTTTCGCGACTTAACGACAATCCTGCCCAGTTCCAGATGTTGCTCAATGCCTTCGCCGGGTACATTCTAGTCGACGACTGGCCGAAGTTCTGGGAGCAGGATCAGAAGAAAAGCGGGGGAAGCAAAGGAGTGCCTTGGCCTCTTGCTGTCGTAGCGAACCTAGTCGCCTGCGGCATCGAGGAGAAGCGCGCATGGGAGATGCCGGAGTGTCAGGCCATCTGGCTGAACTCCGCCCTAGCCATCCGCAAGGGCGCGGACGTGGCGATCATGTCGCCGGAGGAGGAGGCCTACATCGAAGAGCAGCTGAAGGCCGGCGAAGGGGAAGACCCCGTTGCCAATCCCGCAGGGTAAAGAGACCATGGCCCAAGACCTGACCGTAAACATCAAGACGACGTCGGACGTTCCCCAGGCAATGGGGAAGGCTAAGACTGCCGTAACTGGATTCGACAAACAGATTCAAGACATCGGAAACAAGTTTAAGAACTCATTTAAGGACATTTTCCTGGGGTTCACCGCCCCGATGGTCTTGATTAACGGACTGATGGGCATGATCAGCAGCAAGATTGAAGAGGCTCGTCGCACGGCGAAGGAAGGATTTGACCTCATCGCATCAGGCGAAACCAAGTTCGCCACCTCTGAGCAGAAGAAGTTCGCCAACTTCCTGAAGATTAAAGCAGAGACAGAAAAGGAGGCAGCAGACGTAAAGGAGGGTAAGATTGAAATGACCCGTCAATACCTCGAAACCGATGCGGGGAAGAAGTTCATGCAGGATGAGGCGCGAGAAGAATACAAGCGAACCGGCGTCATGAGGGCGATTAACCCTAACGTCGCGGTTCATTATGAAAGCTTCCAGAAAAAGGCATTAGAGTCTTTCCTTAAATCCGAAGAAGGAAAGAAGTTCGTCCCTCTCTTCGAAGGCAAGTCCGGCAAGGACGGTCAGTTCAAAGGCCCCGAAGGCTTCGGCAGCGTGATCGGCGTCGGCGCGAATCCCGTGCTCGAGGCCATGACCAAACAAACCGAAATCCTCGAGGGCATCAAGAAGGCCATCGAGAACCAAACCCCTGGCGGAGGCGTTCCTCCTCCATTCACTGAGAAGCCCGTAACCATGCGCAACATCTTCACCGCCTAACATGCCATACGTCGAAAACGGAAACAACCTCTCAGCCCCGGTCATCCTCCCGGGCTGGACTTACAACCGCGACCCGTTCGGACTAGGCACGTCGACGACCAGGTACAAGTGCGACCACACGGTCGACATGGCGGCCTTCGCGGCCCGCGGACAACCGCACCCCGATTCGACCTACTCCTTCCTGAAGGCGAACTCCTACTCCGTCAGCTGGGACGCCCTTGGCATCGCCACGTTGACCGTGGACTACGTCGGCATCCCGCCGAGCGTGAATGGCGGCGTGCGCACGAACCCTAACACGTCTTCGGCGAACGGCCTG